GGACATCAACCAAATGCGCGAAGCCAAGCGCGAAATGGAAGAGGAAATAAGGCTTGCAGCCGTGGCTGCCATCTCTAATTTCACAAAGAAAACCGGAGCACACCCAAGTGCCGTGCGCGTTAATCTTGTGGATGTGAACGAGTTTGGCGGGCGCATAAGTTACATGGTTTGCGATGTAAAAACCGACGTCCCCATTTAAGACACCTTCGGCATCACCCAATCCCCCCAAGCCTGCAACATAGCCCGCCGCTGCGGCAGATACTCCGCGCGGTTGTAGGTACTGCGCACCTTGTCATCGGGCGCGTGGGCCAGCTGGCGCTCTATGGCGTCCTTATCGTGCCCGTGCTCATTGGCCCAGGTGCTGGCCACGCTGCGCCAGCCGTGGCCCGTCATGCGGCCACCGTAGCCCATGCGGCCTATCAGGTACAGAATCGCGTTTTCGCTCATCGGCCTGTCCAGCCGCCGGTCATTGGGGAACACGTAAATGCTGCCCCGGTTGCGCTTCTTCATCAACTCGATGATCTGCAGCGCCTGGGTGGATAGCGGCACCAGGTGCTCACGCCGCCGCTTCATCTTGGCCGCGGGTATGCGCCACAGGTCGCCGTCAATCTCGCTCCACTCCATCATGCGCAGCTCTTGCGTGCGCACCCAGGTCAGCGCCAGCAGCCTGCAGGCCATGGCAGACTGAATCGACGCCTCCAGATCCAGCCGCTCCATGAACGCTGGCACCTCGGCCAGGGTGATGGCCGCAAACGACTCCACGGGCGCCTTGCTGAAAGCCTTCTTTGGGTCAATGAGTGCGCAGGGGTTGATGGCCGCGTGTTCGTGCTGCACGGCCCAGTCAAACACCTGCAGCAGCCACAGCCGGGTTTTGCGCACGTATACGCTCAGCCCGGCGGCATCCATGGTGGATAGCACCTCCAGCACATCGGTGCGCTTGAGCTCACCAATCGGCCGCGCACCCAGCTTGGGGAACACATGCCGCTCCAGCGCGGCCTCTGCATTGGTGCGGTAGCCTGCAGACACGTCCTGCCGCCCCTCCCAATAGGTCTCGCTGGCCTGGCGCAAGGTTAGCACTGCCTTGGGCTTGGTGGCGGCCTTCACGGGCTCGCCATTGGCCAGCGCGCGGCGCAGATCGTCCCGCTTGGCGCGGGCATCCGCCAGGCTCAGCAGTGGGTAGGGCCCAAAGCTGGCAGTCTGCGGCTTGCCCGCTGCGCGATACGATACGCGCCAGAGCTTGCTGCCCGTGGGGTTGACCACCAGGTGCAAGCCATGGCCGTCAAACAGCTTGTAGGCTTTTTCCTTGGGTTTGGCAGACTTGCATTGCTGATCTGTGAGGCAATTTGTAGGCATTTTTCAAGGCACCTGAGCTCGATACCCACAAATATGCCCACGCGCCGATGCGCCACATACCTGCAAGCCAGTGCAAATGATTGCAAACCGTTGCAATCCACCCGAGCTAAGTGATTGATTTTGCTACGAAAAGACGCAAAAAAACGCGCAATCCGTGCGGACTGCGCGTTACATTTGGCGGAAACGGAGGGAGCCGCGAACCAAGCATTTAAGCGGGTTCCCGTGGGGATACCCACCAATATACCCACTTTTCTACCTACAAAAATAGTTTCCGTATTACATCAACTCGGCCCCGAATCACGGCGGCCGCTGCCCCTGCAGCACCTCCACCTGCGCCCGAAGCTCCCGCGCAAACACGTAGTCTCCACGATCTTCCGCAATGCTGATAGCGGCCTCCAGCTCGGTAATGCGCTGCTGAATTGTTGGGCCGGGCTCGACGGTCATTTGGGCCACGCATCGCTCAGGGTTTTGATGTCGCTGGCGTGTCGGCCAGCTTTTTGCGCAAGCTCTCCACCAGCTGCGCCCATTGCGTCGAGTAGTCCACCAAGGGTAGCGGCTCGGTTAAGGCAGGCGGCGTGGGTAGCTTCTGCATCTCGCATTGCTGCTGCGGTAGCGTCGTGCAGGCTGACAAGTGCAACAGTAGCGCCATCAGCGCTGCGCCGCAGATCAACCGAACGTCCAGCTGCCTGGCGCTGTGCCTCGATGACGTTATCCGCCCTGCGGATGGATACCGCTGCTGCCAGTCGCTGGTCAGCCAATGTCTGTTGTGCACGGGCATTCTCCTTTGCGCCATAGCGCCATGATTGAACGGTCCAGCCACCCACAAAGCTGGTGGCGGAGATGACAGCCGCGGCGATGAGCTGGGGGGCGAAGGGGATCACGGGTAAAACGCCCGGTTGCCAGACTTGGGCGCCCTGGTGGTCCAGTGGCTCCAGCCCGGTGTGGCGCTGGCGTGCTCGATGTAGATGCCGTGGTGCGCCAGCCGGTCAAGGTGCGCCATGCACCAGACATCAATCTCGCCCCGCGGGTCGTAGCGGTCCACGGCCATGCCCTCTTTGTGGCTGCTGTTGGGCGCACCCTGCGGGCAGTTTTGCGGACGAAAGCCGCCAAACGTAACGCCGCTTACCCCGCTCTTGGTGGCCGGGTTATCGGGAAAGCTCACGCCGCCCCGCGCCATTTCTACCTCCAGCGCGCAGCATGCCGCCAGCAGCTTGGTGGCCGCCTGCTGGCGCTCGGGCGTCCAGTCTGGGCTTGCGCTGTGCGGGCCCACGTATTGGTTCAGTGTGATCATGTTGATATGTCTCCAGACCGGCGCCGCGGCCGGTGCGCATCTTTGGTAAATTGAAACGGCACGCCCTGCCCCCAGGCCCTGGCCATAACGCCCTGCATAAACACAACAGCGGTCACAATGCCCAGCACCACCCAGTCAGGAACCCAGCCGTAAATGGGCGCCACCATGCCCGCCAGCGCAGCAATGCCCATCAGCAACAACGACAGCCGCACCCAGTAGCGCGTGGTGTGGTCGGTGATGACGGACCTGCAAAACACCGACCAGAACAACGCCAGGCAAACAATCTCCCAGGCAAGCATCAGCTTCATGGCTTGGCACCTCCAAACAGAGCGCCTATCAGCGCCTGCACGCGGGTCTTGACCGCTTCAATCAAGTCCTTGGTCTGGTTGCCCAGCATGCCAATCACGAACGAGACCACCGCATAAGACTCATTCACCTTGATCTGGTAGTACGACTCCACCACCACGGCAATGACCGATGTCAACACCACCGCGGTGAAGATGCAGCGCAGCATCAACCACGCACCCTCCATGCGCGTCTGCATGGGCGTGCCACTCAGCGCCCACAGGCCGCCAGCAATACTGCCCAGCAGGATCACGATGTAGGGCCCTGCCAGCGGGCCAAACACGGCTACGGCCAGCGTCATCAGCGACACGCTGGCCACTGCGGTTTGTATGGGTTCAGGCATGGGTCAATCCACCTTGAAAGCGCAGGCGCACTGCTTATCTACAGCCACGGCAGACAAGCCGCTGTTCTTTACCCGCACCAGAATGGACTGCTCCCAGCGCAGGCAGGGCAAGCGATAGGCCATGATCATTTGTTCATCGGGCAGCGTGAACTTGCCGGTGGACCTGGTATTGATACCGCCAATGCGCCCTTGAAAGCCCACATCGTTGTAGCCAGAGATCTGGATAACCTGGTCTTCGTTGTACGTGCCGGCAGTGGTGATAACAGGTGCGCCAGGTGTGGTCACCCCCATAACCAGTCGGCTTTGTGCAGCAAAGACTGCAGTGTTGGCGATGGTTATGGGGGTGCCGCCATCAATGGTGTATTCGATAGTCTGGGTGTTTGTTCCGCTGTGCGTCGGGGCGACGACATGAAACAAAAACCCGCCCCCGCTGGAGTAGCTGAGCAGGTTAATGAAGGTGTCAGCCACCGTGATTGCACTGGCGGCACCCTGCAGCGCCATCCCCGTGTAAAACCCGGCATTGTTCGACGCCTTGGATGTATTCACCTGGTCTTTGATGTACAGGTTTGAGTCAGTCACCCGCGTGTGCGGCATGTGCCGTGGGTCCGTAATGAACAAGCCGCCGCCACCCATAAGTTGTGTTTGATTTGTGCTCATAGCAAGATCCAAGCAGAGTCAGTCGAGGAATATTCCCATTCCATTGGAATGGCGCGGTTCATGGTCACCACACCCGTGCCGGTGCCCAATGGGCCCCAGTAGGTGTCTGCACCAAAGTCAATCGTGTTGTTTTTCTTGCGATTTGCCGGCGTGCACTTGAAGCGCACCAAATCCGCAGCAGTAGGCGCCGTAAAGGCAACACCCGCTGCATTCAAAGCAAGATAGTCGTTGCCGTCCGCGCAAGCTTGTGTGGTGCCCGTCGCACGCACACGCGTCAGCTTGCCACTGGCGCCACCAGCGCCAGGCTCACCCTTGGGGGCAGATAGCGTAATCACCCAATCCGCATAGGTGCCGCTGCCGCCAACGTCCAACACGTTCAGCACCAGGGCGCCGGTGCCGGCGTTGTAGCTGGTGACCTGGCCATGCATGAAGTTGGCGACATTGGCAGCGCTGGCAGCCAGCAGGAACTGCCCGGGCGCCCACTGCCGACCGGTGGTCGCGGTGAAGCTCTTGGACGCAACGGCAATCAGCAGCGATGTAGCGCTGGTGCCCGACAGCGATGCCGCATAACCGGCCGCGGTGTTGGCCGCAGCAGTGGCCACCACCACATCCTGCCCAGTCTGCACACGGTCCGCCGCAGTGGCCACGCGGTCGGCAGCGGTCAGCACAGCATCAGCTGCGGCAGCATCGGCAGATACTTCAGCCGCCGCCTCAGACGCCAGAATCTCCACCCGCGCCGCCTCGACCTGCACACTGAACGCCGGCAGCTCCGTGCCGAAGAACGTGTCGCAGTCCGTCTTGAACGTGGATGCTGTTCGATCCAGCTCCGGTAGGGGGTCAATCATCAA